TCTGCTCTCATGACAAATGTCATAAGTCACGTATGGAGCAGGACATGGGATTGAGCACAGCATCAGGTAGCCGGAACACTGACTACTTGTGTGCTCAAAACAGATTCAAGGTCGCAGGCCTCAACCTAATCACCAAGGAGGTAGACCCACTCAACAAACGTAGAACAATTCTACGACTGACGCCGTTAGGCACTCGCGTAAAAAACGACCTAATGAATGAATTAAATGGAATTCACAATCATTCCTGAACTACTAGATCCTAAAATCAACCATGTACTTCCAATGTCGGAGTACAAGAAAATTAAGCCTGACAAAATTAAAACTTTTTCAGAAGGCTTTTTCCACACACTGCAAACACTACCAACTTGGAGAGCATCTGAAACTCCAAGATCACAAGGTGGTGGCAATCAAAACAACATACGCTATTTAAATCAATTTTACTCTGTGTGGGGTGACCCACCACTTGAAGCAATTGACCACGATTTAGTGCATGAAGTTGTTGCAGAGTTACAAGAGGGTACAAACAACAAAAACAGCACATATAACCGTGGTATTTCCATGGTTAAAAAGGTAATGCACCAATGTGCTCGTAGTAGGTATATCAAGTATGTACCTGTCATCGATAAACTCGATGAAGATGAACTTCGCGCACCTTCTTATTACAGAAAAGAGCAAGTAACTCGACTTATACAACTTGCACGAGAACGTGAGGATGACGCAATGGCTCAAGCTATTGAGATGTCGGCTTTCACAGGATTAAGGCAAGCTGAGTTAAGACGATTACGTGTTGGTGATGTTGATTTTCATCAGAAAGTTCTAAAGGTCGGTGGTACAGAAGCTACAAGAACCAAAGGACGAAACTACAGGGAGATTCCAATTGCATCAAATTTGATGCCAATACTTGAATACCGTGCAGCTTCGAGCCGTCCATTTAATGGTTACATTTTTGATGAGTTTCGTAACCAGTGGCATTTACATCGCCGCTGGAAAAGAGTTTGGAAACTCCTTAAATCGGAAGATTTAACTATTCAAAAATCACACCAATGGCGCAGCCTACGTAATTCCTTTGTTACTTGGGCACTAGATCAAGGAACGCCGATCATGACAGTTAAGAAGTGGGCTGGTCACAGCTCGGTCACTGTCACGGAAGGTTACAAAGCGAAGAATGACGATCATGATCATTCAGAAATGGAGCGAATGGCGTGCGTCGCGTAAGCCATAAAACAAGCTCTACCTTGCTTGTCAACGATCCAAACTCACCCCCGGAGTAAGCTGAAAACCCAATGGGGGCGTGGCGGAATCGGTAGACGCACGCGACTTAAAAAGGCGTGTTTCTACTGATCCACACGCGGACTGAATAACAACAAATCATCCACACTCACTGCGCCGCAATACTATCCACTTGTGGATTGGGTGAAAACACGAATCTAGTGCGTCTAGCCGTTCTTTATTACGAGTTATTACATGCTTCATACGGGCTTATTGGCCGAACAAATCGCACTGGAAAGGCAGCAAATCAAGCAAGGTTTAGAGAAACTGCGCGACAACACCACACGCTTGCAGGACAAGGAATACGCCTCTGCTTCTGTATATGGCATCAGTTCCATTGATCAGCTCCTGCCTCTCGTTATTGAGAGGATCAAAGAGACGAACAACAGGATTCACGAGGGCAAGACAGGTCAGGCATTTGCTGAAATCAGGCAATTCCTGGCAGACGTTGAGCCTGAGGTAGCTGCTGCCATCGGATGCAAGGTGACCTTTGACAAGGTCTTTTCAAGCAAGCTCAAAGCAAACCAGCTTCAGAACGTCACCGACGCCATAGGCACAGCCATTGAGCAGGAGTGCATGATCCGTCACTACGAACGGAACGTACCTGGACTGCTGCACACGCTAAAAAAGAACTACTGGCACCGTTCCATCGGCACACAACAGAAGGTGGTAGTCATCAGAACGCTGATGAACCGCTACGACGTTGACCACTGGAAAGCATGGGGCAGAGCCAACCGCATCAAGCTGGGAGGGTGGCTACTGGACTGCATCAGCAACGCCAGTGGCTGGTTTGAGAAGGAATTGAAGAGGGAGGGAAGGCGAACAGTCCATTACATCGTCCCTACCCCCGAATTCCTCCAGATCAGGGATGAAGTGATGGACAAAGCAGAGCTATTCAGCCCGTTGGCATGGCCGATGCTCATCCCACCTAACGATTGGACAAACGAAACTCAAGGCGGATACGTCTTGAATGAGGTGATGAAGGGATATCCACTCGTTCGACGGGGCGATCCCTGCCGTATACAGGGAGAAAAAATTCTGGAATTTGTAAATCAAATCCAGCGTGTTGCTTACACATTAAATCCATTCATTGTTGATGTTGCTAAAACACTTCGAGAGCGTGGACATGTAGTAGGTAAGTTCGTCCCTGTTGTTGATTTACCACTGCCTAACAAGCCTTTAGACATCGACACTAATAAAGAGTCAGAAATGTCATACCGGCGAGCTGCAGCAGAGGTGATGAACCAAAACGCACAGCAGTTCAAGCGTTCATGTCGTACAAGAATGACAATGAATGCTGTTGCTGTCTTTGAAGACAAAGAGGAATTCTATATCCCGTGGTCATGCGATTACCGTGGACGTGTCTACCCGATACCGTCCTTTCTTACACCACAGGACACAGACTTTGGAAAAAGTTTGTTACTCTTCAAACAAAAAGCATTCATGACTCATGAAGCTGAAGATTGGCTTAGGTTTCAGGTAGCTACTACAAAAGGGCTAGATAAGTCAACGATGGAGGATCGTATTAACGACACACTCCACAATCATGAAGTCATAACAAGAATTGCTACTGATCCTATTGGTAACATTGGTGACTGGGAATGTGTTGACGAACCCTGGCAATACCTAGCTGCTTGTCATCACTACTACCATACTTGCATCTTATGTGACTGGAACTACACAAACCTACCTGTTGCTGTAGACGCTACATGTAGTGGTCTTCAGATACTTGCAGGTTTGGCTAGAGATGCATCAACTGCACGTCTAGTAAATGTACTTCCAAGTGACGAACCACAAGATGCATATAAGGTCATAGCTGAAGTAGCAAAACCTAATGTTCCAGAATCTATCCGTCCACATATGGATAGAAAAACTACAAAAAGGACTGTCATGACAGTGCCTTACAACGCCAAACCTTTTTCAAATAGATCGTACATACGAGATGCATTGAAAGAGAAAGGCGTTGAGGTAGAGAAAGAGGTACTTACTGAAGTTGTTAACGCTGTACGCAGCGCGATGAACGAAGTAGTACCAGGACCGATGAGCGTAATGAAATGGATAGAGAAAGAAGTAGGTCTAGCAATCGATAGGGGTGCAGAAGAAATCAGATGGACAACACCGTCTGGATTCAATGTAACCCAAAGGTTAATGAAGAAAGAAGTAGAGACTATTGAACTACAACTACTAGGTAGATGTCAGGTCAGGGTCGCTACAGAAGATGGAGACAAAGTAGATAAATCACACCATAAAAATGCAACTGCACCCAACCTAATTCATTCACTCGATGCAAGCCTCCTCGCTCTATCTGCAACACGCTTCAACGCACCGTTGGCCGTCATACACGACTCGGTTTTATGTCGTGCTACTGACATGTCTACTCTTTCAGCCATTGTTCGTGAGACATACATGCACTTATTTGCGGAACACGACTACTTAACTTCATGGGCTGAACAAATCGGAGCTGAATCCGAACCACCGATTATCGACACACTTAAACCTGAGTCCGTAATTGAATCCACATATTTTTTCTGTTAATGTCCCGAAACACATTTGTAACCGAACAGCCTGTAATCCTTGATGGATACCAAGCTGTTATGAAGCCGTCTAAATTTGGTTATTCACTGGCAGCTATTGTTGACCAGGCAATGATTGACAAACTTGAAGACGATAGAACTGAGTCTCTTAAGTGGGCTGAATCTAAACTGAAGAATCCTAAGCGTTCTAGCTTGAAGCCTGAACCGTGGGAAGAAGTAAATGAAGGTCAGTACCGTATTAAGTTCAGTTGGAATGAAGAAGTAAAGCCACCAGTAGTAGATACTGACGGTACAGTGATTACTGATAGTAATCTTCCTCTTTATAATGGATCTAAAGTTAAACTAGCTCTTTATCAAAAGCCTTACATCCTTAGGGATGGTGTCACCTATGGCACTAGCTTGAAACTTAAAGGTATTCAGGTTGTCTCATTGTCATCGTCAGCTGGCGTTGATGTTGGTGATATGTCTACTGAAGATGTCATTGATCTATTCGGCACTACAGCTGGATATAAAGCAATGATGCCTAATGTTTTGCAAAATGAACCTAGCTCTGTAGAGGATAACGACGACTTCTAATGGCTTTCCGCTCAGGTCTCGAAGAGCGGGTAGCTGACCTGCTCGTTGATCTGGGTGTCAAATACGAATATGAATCTACCAAGGTCGATTATGTTATATCTCATATCTATACTCCTGATTTCGTACTTCCTAACGGGGTAATTCTGGAGTGCAAGGGATATTGGGATGCAGCTGATAGACGTAAGATCAAGACAGTCAAACAACAACATCCTGAACTTGATCTTCGCATGGTGTTTCAGGCACCCTTCAATACGATCAGCAAGAAGTCAAAGACAACCTACGCAAAATACTGCGAAAAATTAGGAATCCCCTGGACTAGCTTTGCAACAATACCAATCACATGGCTCGTCTGAGTCAGAATTTATAAGACACATACCGTGTCAAGAATGTGGCTCATCTGATGCGAATAGCTTGTATTCAGATGGCCACACCTTTTGTTTTAGATGTCATGCAAGGACGCATGGCAATAACACCACCAATCACAATCAACAAGTGTCAAATGTACAACTCGAAGGATCAGCCGGAAGACTGCAATCAAGAGGAATTTCAGAGCGTACTTGTGAACAGTTCAAGACATACAAAGATGGTCAAGGGCTCTTACGCCACTATTATTTCGACAGTAATGGCAA